CTACCATCACTTGTAAATGTATAAGCTGTATCATTAATATTAATTCTATATAATGTAGAATCCAATACTGTATTGATAGAATACTCTACTCGTGTACAAGCATTAGTTGTAATAGTAAGAGAGGCTGTAGTGACAAACCTATCTAATGTATTAGGATTTTCTAATATAGATCCAGTGTTTAATATGTAACCATTCTGCTGTGTAAAACTCTGTGTAGATGTGTAGGACTTAGCTGCTGCCTGTCTAGGCACATTTAGTAGTACACCTATATCATCTAAGCTAGTACCTTCTGCTTTAAGAGGATTCTGAGAATTAACTACTACTTCTAATCCTTCTTCTAGTTCAGCTATCTTTGTTGCTGTGATATTAGCATCTTGTCCAAACTTCTCATCGTCTCTAATAGCTAGATTAGGGTCTACTAATTCTTGATAAGAAGATAACATACTGGCTAGTACTTCTGGCTGTCGCCTAATGACTAACCCTTCTTCTGTTAATTCTGCCATATCCCCTCCATATTAATTATATTGATAGGACATCATTTATAGTGATAGTACTACCTTCGTTAGTTTCTGCTATAAAAGATAATGACAGTACTCTTGTACTATTATCTAATACAGAGTTGTATTCAATAATCTTAACTATATTCTCTCTATCTAGGATATCTTGCTGTACTAATGAATCTAATAACTCTTTAGTACCTTTACCTAGAACAGAAACATTGTTATTCTCATTCTTAATCCAAGGTATTCCAGCTAAGGTATTGAAATCCCATTCACCTTTATAAGTGTTTAGGCTAATAATAGCTTGCTGTTTACTGGATTGTTCTATTGTACTCGTATACTGTGGTGAGCCATTTACTATGACTATATCACCATCATCACCTAATAAATAATCTACACTCATCTAAATACATGCTCCGTATCTTCCTGTGTGTTACCATCTGAATCGTTAGCTTGTTCATGATAGTGTGTTTCGCCTATCTCTACATCATTATGTAAGATACTAGGAGTATTGATCTTTAAGGAGCCATTAGGTATATTAAGTATCTTATCCTTAAACACATCTTCTACTACATCCCCGTTAGGTTTCATCTTAATAGAAGAGCCAGCAAATTTAATCTCTACGTCTGTAGGGTTAGGGTGTAGGTTATTATTCTTAGTATATAGTCCTGCTATTGCAATAGCATCTGTCATTGCATGGCTTCTAGAGGAATAGGGGGGTAGTGTATCTACTCCATTACTATCTTCCCAGTTATCTAAATCTCTCATTGAGAACAGAAGTAATACACCATCATCTTTTTTAATAGGGAAGGATAATATACCTCCTCCTGCTGATGGGAACATTACTGGAATATTATATATTTCTTGAGGCTCTAGGTAAGTACCATCCTCATACCTTCTGCCAATAAGAGGAACAGCGTTTATAACTTGTTGTGAATTAAACTGAGATACATTAGTCACCTTGGCAGGAAGAACTGTATACACTCCAGATCTAATAGCATCTTGTACTATTGCCTGTGTAAAATCTAAATCTGTTGTATCCATTATCTACTCGCTATACTGGCTATTGTATCCCATTTACTACCTTCGTAATCTAAGGCGTGTTTAACGTGGACTACATCATAAGTACCTGCATATCCATCATCTGTATTAAGTTCTATATCTAATAAGTCTGTTTTAATGCGACCATCTAAGGAAGTATTAATCACCACACCTACTTTACCCTTCTCCTTGAAGCTAGATCCTGTGGAGTCTTTCTTTGAACGTATAGGAGCTTTAAGATGTCTCTTCTCTATAGTAAGCGTGTCTCGTCTAACTACTGAACCATATAGACTACGTTTAGGTACAACGTATATCTTACCTAATGAAATATACATCTCATAGTTAACCTCAGCTACTAAGTCTTGTAACTCTTTAAGTGCATTGCCCTCATAGTTACGTCCATTGATTAATGTACGAGATGTAGGGTTACCATTTAAATTTAAATTAGATATGATACTATTAGGTACTGTATTTATTTGTAATATATTCTCTATAGGATCTCTATGGAAGATACCTGTAGGTAGTCCATTGTCACCTAAGAAAGTAAGCAGTCCTTGTATAGCATCTCCATAAGTTGTATTAGGAGGAGCAACACCAGATACTCTCAGATTAGTAAGTGTATTCCTAGAGTCTCTACAGAAGATAGTGGTTATCAACTCTGTACCCTTTTCAACAGTACTTATAGCTTCTATGTCTCCTAAGAATAGTAAAGGTAAATCTTCTATTTGATCTATATAACCCGCCTCTAGGTAGACTGTATCTTCTTCTTTAATCTGGTTTAAAGTATCCTCTGATAGATTATACAAGGTAATCTTAGCAGGACCATTAATACCATTCTTACTTTTACGTGTATAGTCAATATCAGCAGTCATCTGATGTTGTGTGAATACTAAGCTTTGTCTTTCTTCTGTGAGGTAATTTTCTTGTATACCTCCTGAAAATACTTCATCATTCTTTACTTTAGAGATAAGAGCATCTTTTCTTGCGATAGTGAGTTTGTAAGCTCTATTAAAATTAGCCACCATCTATCTCCTCTTGAGAGAAATAAACCAACTCATAGTCTTTACCAATACCTAGATTACTCCTTCCTAGTTTTTCTACGGTGTTATTAACCCTCTGGCATACAATATCTCCATCAAATTCATCTAAAAGATATCTGAGGAGTAAGGATTGATCTGGCATAACTTTCACGCCTCCTTTTATAAGAGTGTTACTATCAGAGTATAAATCAAAATACCATGCCTTATCTTTTGAGTTAAACCTAAATACTATTACATAAGAATTGGCACCTAGTGCTAGCCTATGCTTTGCAGATGCTTGTTCAGGTATATTTATCCCTTGGGGCATATCTTCTACTCTCTGAGTGTAGGGTTTAAGGAAGGATCCTCGGAGGTAAAATCAAACCTAGTGAAAGCACCAGTATCTTTATTTACCTCTCCTATATTACCTACCCTATTAGATGTAACTTTATCTTCTGGAGCAGGGGCTACTTCTACTACAGCATCCTTGACTTTAATTGAAACAGTTTTAACACTAATTGAAGGTTTGTCTATAATCCTGACTTTCTTGAAGCGTATATTTACATTATAAGCCACATCTCCAGCTTTAGTTATTCCATGTTTCCTATCTTGGGTGAACGTAGCTGATACTATTGCACAACTTGTTATAGACTTGTAAGTCTTAGTGCCACCTTGTGTAACAGTATCTAACCCTACATTTATTTTAACTAACTCTTTAGCTAATCGTATTCTTTCTATTTCTGCTATAAAAGATGAAGGGTGTTGATCTAAACCATTGGCATTAACACTACTAATTATACCTCTCATAGTAATACTATCTCCATAGTTCACTATGTTATCAGAGGCAAATCCTCCATCCTCAACGGAAAACTCTGTTACCTTAGAATCCAAGGATCTGGATATAGTAGTAGTAGCATCTAGACCGAAGGCGTCAAATGCTGTGACTATTGAAAAATATGATTCACTCATTTATTATCCTTATACAAGAGGGAATGAACTATGTGCCATATCTCTAAACTCTTTAACAACATCTTCTGCAATCTCGCGAGCATTCCCACCATCTCCGGAAGTAACTTGTAAATTCTCCACGTGGAAAGTAGGTTGGTTACTACTAGATGCAGTTTTATTACTCACAGATCTTTCTAGGTTTTTAATCTCTAATGAGGTATCCCCTCCTGAGAATTTATCATATAAGAAGGTCAACCCTTCCATGAGTAAATATAAAGGTAGGAATCTTTTCATTAATAAAGTTGCAGCAGAACGTATAGCCATTAAAGACCCTGCGAAAGTAAAACCTGCTTTAGACGCGGTGAATAGTCCAGCAGATAATCCCATAGCTTTTGCAGCCGCACCTCCTAATACTATAGACATCTTAGCTAATCCAGATATCAATAGAGGTATTAGGAAAGTACTTAGTAATTGAATAACCCTTGTTATACCTTCCCCTTCTTCTGCACCTAATAGTTCTGCTAATTTGCCTAACATTCTAAAAGGAAGTGCTATATACTCTGCTAATCTACCAAAAGTATACCCCAGTGCTGTAAGTGCAGGTGTTACTGCCTTAATAAGATTAGCTAAACCTCCAAATATGTTCTTAAACATATCATCTAATCCAGAAGCAGCCATTTTATCAATAGCTACATCTCTGGCATTGATCATCCTAGTCTCTTCCGCAGAGATAGAAGATTTAAACTTAGCTAAAGCTCCTGTTTGTCTAGCCTGTTCACTCATAATCTTAGCAGATAGGTCTACAAACTTTTTAGCATCTACACCCATAAGTTTGAATGTATCTTTGAAACTCTTCTTACCGTCATCTGCCACTTGAGATACTTCATATCCCATCTCAACTAATGCGTCTTTAGCTGCACCATAGAACGCTGGCATCTGATCCACAATCTGATTTATTTCTTGAGCCTGTACTACAGATCCCGACATCATTTGCCTAAAACCTAGAAAAGCTAATTTAGCGGATTCAGCACTTGTAGCGGAACCTGCTAGTGCCTCGGAAATGTTTATAAAAACTTCCCTAGCTTTTTCTCCCGATACTCCAGAAGATAACGCTGCCACGTTAAACGTAGCGAATGCCTTGGCTGTGTCTTTAAATCTAAGTCCTAAGTCATGAGTAAGGTCTTTTACAAACTCCAGATCTTTGGCAGATTGTTTAGCACTACCAGATGCCAATAGAGATGCGACACCTATACTTTCCATGTCCTGAGCTGTTCTTTTAAGAAAACCTACACCTCCTATTACGGCGAACACAGATATCCAACTTCTTGCCATGTTCTTTAAAGACTGACCTAGACCATCTGCTGCAAACTTCTGTGCATTAAAGTTTCTTGTTATAGCTGTAGTAGTTTTATTTAAACGTGTAACTTTAGTTATAGTGTCTTGTAGAGTTTCTTTATACTGTAAGAATTGCCTATCGCCTTTCTTGACAGAAGAGTTTAGTAAATCCTGAGCATTCTTTAAATGTTTAATGTGCTTTTCAAGTGCCGCCATCTGAGCTTTAGCTTGAGGTGAATTACTACCTTTCAGGCCAGCCATTTGACTATCAATCTTGTGTCTAGCTTGAGCTATTCTACGGTTCTCTGTTAGTAGAGTAGCTTCTTGCCTTAAAGCATTAGCCTCTGCAACTGCACTCTGTCTCTTGTGCATAGCTAGAGCTTGTTCATGTGCTATCTCTTTTCTAGCCTCGCGAGTCTTCTCTGCTGCAAGCTCCCTTCCTAATTGCTGTTGTTCTTTTAAAGCACGTTTCCTATCTTCTATAATACCTTTAGTATGTGCTTTATCAATATCGTGAGAGCCTTCTACTTTAACTTTTCTTTGCGTCTTTGCAGTAAGGTTATCTAAGTTCTTAAACCTAGTCTCTATATCTTTAAAACCCTTCTCTATTAAGGAGCCATCCCATTGTATTTGCATGGTATGGTTGTCATCTAATAACATAAGCTAACCTCTCCCTCTAGAGTTCTTTTCTTCGTCATCCTTGTGATAAGCCATCTCATAGGATTCATTTATATCTATATACTCTTTTAGTTTATATAACCTCTGGAGTGTATATTCATGTAATAATGTGTTGATAGATTGATCAGCGGAAGGACAAAACTTACTGTTTGCTATCCGCATAATCAATATATCAATGGGATCTAAAGTGGACTTCTCTTTGACTAAGCTTCTGATGGAGTCTCTGTATCTTCCACTGTCTTGTTCTGGCTCATCATTGAAAGGATTTGAGTAGAACTTACTCCCCCCATCTCCGAAAAGCCTTGGATAAAAACATTAGGGCTTATACCATTCTCCTCTATAGACCAAGCTAAGAACACTGGAAGCTTGCCTAGATTCTTACCACGAAAGTAAGTGTCAAAGTTCATGGCTACTCCATTTTCTTCCATGTTAGCTGTCAGTGTTTTTAAAAGAGGAACTATACTCTTCTTTCCTAGTGCAGATACAAGAGTCATAGCCATATTCTTACCAGCGTCCATATCCTTTAGATCAGCTAAACTCTCTATACCATCAAAAGCTCCAGAGTCAAATGCACTACCAATAGGCATTGCAAATAACTGTGCTAATTCACTAGCTGCTTCAATTGCTTGAGAAGTAGTAAGCAACTTTAATGTGTATTGCTTACCTCCTATCTCTTTCTGTACTATATCTTGTCCTAATAAACTCACTTGTATAATCCCCTCTGAATTATGGTTTAATGTAACCTGCTAAGTTACACTTTAAATTGACTTAATGTTTCTACTGTACCTACGATTCCACCTAATGCAGCAGCTTCTTCTGTCATACCTTCTGGCAATTCTAGGTAAACATAATCTGCACAGAAGAGAGTCCACGTTCTATCCTGAGCTTGTGCGCCAAACCCAAGAGTAGGGCCTTTCTTAATATGGCAGTTTCTTAACTGCACTAATGCACCACCTGATGGATCAGATAAGGTCATTGAACCTCTATATAAACCACCTGATAGTCTTTGTGCATTAATAACATTAGAAAGGAACTTGTTAGTTAAAGATGTTTGTTGCAGAGTTAGCTCAAACATTCCTGTCTGATCTGGGCTAACTGAAATACCTACTTCTCCGAAAGCACCTACATCCTCATTTGTGAAATCTGAGTTCTGTTCAATACTGGCGAAGCTATCTGCAACACCTGTAATGCTTTGCTCTAGAAAAGATAATTCTACTTGTCTACTTACATAGACGGGTAATTGACTAGACATTTATATAATACTCCTTATGATTCTGCTTCGTAAGTTAAGCTGCCTAGTATGACAACAATCTGAATACCACCTGCTAAGTATGCAGTGAAGCCTCCGTTATAAATCCTACTAGCGACATCTGCAAAACTTACATCTGAACGTTTAGGGAAGTTAATCACATAAGGATTATCTTTCTGTAAGATATTAGCTTGCGTTTCTGTTTCAATGTAGCGGTCTAGTGTAGAAGATAGTACGTTCTTTAATCGTGCAATACCTGAATCTGTGTAAGCAATCTTATCTTCACGTATCATAAAGTTCTGATAATTCTCTCTAACTCTTGCAGTTAAGAAGTCTCTATCTCTCATAACATCTGCAAATACAGTGGCTGTACCAGATGAAGTACCTTGACGTGTAATTGCAACACCCGCTACTACCTCTGTAAATGAACCATTACTATTGACTAGATTGGTCTTATCCGTTGTACTTAAATAGTTACCTGTTAGTGGGTTCTTAGCTGCTTCTATCTTAGTAACATTGTTAGCTACAATCCTCTTACCTGCATCATAAGGTGCTAGGATAGAGATGTATTCCATCTCAGGAAACTTAGTATCTGCATCATGGTGAAACCAGTAGTATGTCCTATCACGTGCTTCTTGCTTTAGTTGTGCAGGGGTATGTGTAGCTGATTCTGAGTAAACACCTAAATCTGCTTGCTCTTGTGTAGATACCCAGTACTGCTTAGTACGTGCTTGAATATCTTGAGCTAATGCTAATACAAATGCTTGACTATGATCACTACATGCTACAAAATAGAAGTCATCATCTGCATCTGTAATAGTTGCCATCATATCTGCTGCTGATTGTGTAGTAACAGTTGTGTAAGTAAACTTGGCTACGTCTGTAACTGCATAAACTGCTGTACCAGATTTAGATAATGTAATACTACCTGTATCATCTACGACAGTAACACCTGCTGGTGATCCTAATGCAGTAAAGATAGCAGTAGCAATAGTAGAAGCTGTCTCTGAACCTGTAGTAGTTGTAAAGGTAGCAGTGGTAGTTACATCTGCTGTATCTAATACTTCTAAGGTGTAGATCTGACCTGCCGCTGTAGCTGCTTCTGGCGTGAAAGTAATGCTATCTACTTCCCTACGGCCTACTTTAACAATAATAGGATCTACGTCTTGAGCATAAGCTGATTGCATAGCTGCATAAACGTTAGAGCTAGTGGGGATATCTGCTTTAATAGCATCAAATGATGTATATGATCTTGTTTGTTCTTTAAACCAGACGTGATCAGCAATGAAAATAGGAGTACCAAAAGATTCCCTATTAACGGCTGTAACGTCTAGTGCTATGTTCACCGTGACAAATGGTTGATATGACAAAGTATTTCTCCTGTTAAGAAATGTTATTTAATTATTATGCTGATACAGTTATATCCATATCTATTGTGGTGATCTCACCCTCATCTGTAAGGACTCCATCTAACGCTACAGCGGTGATAACGCCGCCTTCTTCATCTGTAGTAATATCTTCTATATTGAATGTAAGATTAAACCCAGCTACTTCTACGAACTTTCCTGCTAACTTCTCTGGAAGTGAATTAACTGAGAATACATCCTCAATACCTCCACATGTATTAGTAGTTATCTCACCTAGTACTCTATCCACCCTGAAAGCATTCTTTAACTTACTAGCTATCCTTAGTGAATCTCGCCCATACACTGTGTACTGCATTAACATTTTTACATTAGTTGTGTAATAGGGATTATCGTTATCATCAACCCCTTGACGTAAGAGCCAACTTCCTGTATCATCTATACTAAGAATATCAAATGTAATGTAAGGAAGGTTTGGAGTGTTATCTTCATCTCTCTCAAATATAATAGAAGGTACTTGTTGACCTGCTCTGCTAGTAGTGCTAAGTTCATCTCCTACAAAGCTAGAAGCTACTCTTACAAATTCGTTTCTAATGCCGCTTATATCTAATGCCACTTAGGAACTCCTTTAAGATACCTTCTCTTCTTTAATAAAGATTGATTCATAATGATCTGATCTACTACCGTGGAATGACCAATTAGCTACATTGAAGGCAAAATAACTCTTGCCGTCTATAACCACCTTATCAGCTTTAGTTTTAGGAGTAGCATCACTGTCTGCCTCCTTGATAGGTGTAGTACCATACAATACATAAGCATCTGATGACCTAATACCATCTGGAAGAACTAGCATTTCACTTCCTTTTTGGAAAGGTTGTATGCTAAACTCTGCTTCTATATACTCAGGGGGGAAATCGTAGTATATGTTGTTAGCATCTCGCTCTCCCCCTTTATGTCGCTCTATAGTGAGCTTTGTTTTTATTATTCTGCTCATATAGAACCTATCTCTTTAACTTGATTATTGTAAGAGCTTTTATATGCAGTCTTACTCTTTAATTCACCTGTATCTAATAATGGAGTAGACGTAGCTTCTGTAATAGGCATGAATAAACCTGCCTTACCAAACACCTCAGAATACTCTTCCCTGAGAACTTCGCCCATATCCATTAGAAACTCTTCTGATGCACCTTCTTTTAATAAATTCTTAGACCACTTCTTATATACAAGCTTAACTTTAGGATTCTTTAGGAAACCTTTATTACGCATTTGTGTGAATGTGAAGTTGGCTAGAGGATTCTTAATAACACTAGAGGATGTAGCACCAGCAGCCCATAGTTGAAGAAGTTCTACATTGGTAATATCTGAATCCCCATGATTCTTACCATCTTCAAAGTGACCTATTTGTAAGTTATTAGCTGATAAACTATTTAAGTTTTTTAACAGCTTTTCTATCTTTCCTTTCTTTCGTATTACTTTGGCTTTTATCATCTATCTCCTTCTTAGGAGTATCTAGTTTGATATCCTCTATAACGTTTCCATCTTTATCTTTAACTATTCTTCTAATCAAGATTATCTCCTATAGTATTAAAGGGTCTTTAGTATCTGCTTCGCAATCGGTTATCTTAATAAGATTACCTGTCTTAATTATAATACCTAACGTAGTAGGGATTTTATAACCGCCTTTAGGCAAGTATGGGCATAAGTCTGGTAATGTCTTTAAGAACTCTTTCCATAGATTCTTCTGATGATCTTCTGAGTATTGATTAATAACTTTACCCACCTGCTCTCTTATAAGACCTGCACCATCCACTGCGTGACGTGAGTTATTCATTACTCCTACAACCTGTAAACTCTTACAGAGAGCTTCTGAGTAATATAATTCATCATCTTCGGGTATCTGATTAGTTATAACATTAGAGATTACATTAGACATCTCTGTATCTGTTAAACTATTACCAGAGAGGGGCAAGTGAGATTTCAAATCTCCTAACATTTCTGATTTATTAATAGTTGGCATTGTAATTCTCTATATTAGTCTTTTTATTAATAACTCTTTTATAAGAACTATTAATAAAAAGAGGGGCATCCTTGCCCCAATTTAGTCTTAGCTTGCTGCTTCGTCTAAAGCAATAATACAAGCTGGTTTACGGTTAAGATACAATACATTCTGCTCTTCCTGTACTGTAATACCGCGCTCATTATGCTCTTCAACGCCTACATAACGCTCTAATGCAGTAGTGTTCACATAACGCATATCAGTCTTAGGTGCGAACGCTCTTGCGAACATTTCACTTGTACCTACAGGGACTAAGTAAGCTTTATCAGCAGGGATTAGAGGTGTGCCTGATAAGATACTCTCAGATGAACGGATAAATACTGCACCTGTACGTTCTGATTCAAAGTAACGTCTACGGAAGATACCACCTTCAACACCAAAACTATCACGAGGGATAGCCATAGATGCTAAGTCTAGCGGGCCTCGAATTTCACGAGCAATACCTTCATTAACTTCCAAGGCATAACGCTTATCAAAGTAACTAGATCCGCAGATAAAGACTGGGGTTGTATAACTTACACCATTCTTCTCACAGGCTTCTTGAAGTTTATCTAACTGAGCTTGCTCTGCTAACCAAACATCAGTTGTATTATCTAAATCCATAAAGGTTGCTGCTGGGCGGCTAGAATCTTCAATAGTATTATGGTACTCATATACTTTTGCAGGGCCACCTGCTACATAGTTAGTATCAGTAGTTAGTAACTGTGCATAAGAGAGTTCAGTGAATAATGCCCAAGCTTTATCAGCTTTCTCAGAAAGAGCAACTACATGATCTTCTACAGTCATCTTCTCATTACTGCCAAACTTACGTTTAGATTTAACATCGTGTGGAGAAACATTCCAACGGAAGCCATAAGAACCACCACGGAACATTAACTCGCGAGGTTTGTCTTTCTGTAAGTCATTACCATACCCATCTGATGCCTTACCTGTAGGTAACTGGATGGTGGATACCATGTCATCATATACAAATTTATCATCTGTATTATAGAAGTTGGCTACTTGACCACCACCTAGCATGGCAGTTAGTAAACCTACTTCTGCATGAGATTGACGTTGAGTTGGGCTAGTAACGTCGATAAACTCAAAAGAGTTAGTACCAGAACGTACTGCTTTATCAAGAGATTGAATTGTCATAATTATCTATAATCCTTTATTAGTTATAAGTAGGGGCTACTACTGTTGCATTATCAATGGTAGTAATACGTTGAGCTTCTAGTTGAGCTTTAAACGCAGTTTGTGCTGCACCATTTGCAGAACCCCATACAAAACCTGAATCTACACCTGCTGCATCGCCACGGAAGAGTACAGTCATTTTAGCATCTGCTGCTGCTAGGTTAGTATCTTCATAATTAGCACCTAAACCTGAATAGTCACCTACTGCTACTGCAATTACAGAACCATCTGGTAAAGGAGAACCACCTGTTGTAATAGCTGCTGCAATATCTTGAGCTACATATACCTCAAACTGTGAATTAGCATTTACCCAAATAAGAGGAATACCGATATTACCTACTGAGCCAGTACCACCTACATCTACTGTAGCGAAGTTATAACGTACTTTGTTAGCAGATGAGAAATCAGAACAACCTTTTAGGTAGTCAGATAAAATAGGACGTGCTGTTGAAGTTACAGTCATTATTTAGTCTCCATAGCTTTCGCTTTTTCAATTCGTTTTTCTTCAATGCGTTCCGCTAAAGATTTCTCTACTTCAACTTCTGCTTCTCCATCTTCACCAGCTTCTTCAAATGCTTTATCAAGAGGAGTTTCTTTACTCTTAGTGATAGCTACTTCTGCTGTTTTCTCAATAGCTGCAAAGGCTTTAATCAGTTCTTGTGACTTCTCATCTTCAAGTTCTACAAGAGCTGATGCTACTGCTTCTGAGTTATCAAGATTATATTTCTCAATCTCTTTCTGCATTAGTGCTTTTTCTAGTTTAGCGATCTTTGCATCTCGCGCTTTATTGATGGCTTCTTGTTCTACCACGTTTTGATCTGACATTTTGTTTCCTTTAGTCAAGTTTTCTTGCTCTTCCCCTGCATCACTCTTGACAGAGGAGAGGGAGTTATTATTACTCTTTTGCTTTTGCAGCGGAGTAAATTCTTCACCTATATAAGATAGGTATTCTCTTTCTTGATCTGACAGATCAGATTCCAAGGGTGAGTTGGCTTTTAGTAAGACAGTTTCCATTTGAGATGCTGGGCCGCCTTGAGATTCAGAAGTTAAACTACACTCTGCTGTATCTTTATCAAACCATATTGAATGTATAATTCTTTTAGTATCAGTCATTATTAAATTTCCTCTACGCTGCCTTGCGCTCCTATGGATGGAGGCATAAACTTGTTGGCCTTTTTAAGCTCCCATGCCTTATCATTAGTAAACTGTAACTCTACAAGAGGAGTCCCTGCTTTCACTAAGCTATCACCATACATAGTATCTTCTTCTACCATCCAAGCCTTCTTGTAGTAATAAGATTTAGTTAAGTGCTTATGAAATAAACCAGCTTGCATATAACCTTCATCAACAGCTTTATTAAACTCTTGGACTAATTGGTTAGTGGCTTCTGCTGTGGCTGCATCTCCATGAGCATCTGTAACACCTACGATAGAGAATAGTGGCTCAACAGATATCATCTCTTCATCATTAAACTGTTTAATAATAGGCATTTCTTTCTTAAAGATACCCTTTACAGTCTTCTCAATGAGATCAATAATAGATGCTTTATCTACTGGAATATCTTCTACTAGGTCTTTCCATTCAGTAGTTCTTACAACTTGAGTAGCCTCTACTTCTGGAATAGAAACTTTAGTACCATTATAAGAATAACTTACCTTCCAGAATGTATAGTTTTGATCTAATCCTGACCAGATATCAAAATAAATATAGTCATCATCATGGTCTTGATAGTAGGCATATTCTTTGATACCATTAATTTCAAATAGGTAACTAATCTCGTCACGTATATGACTAATCTTATCGTTGTTTGTATTCTTCTCTATTTTAGTATTACTACAAAACTTAGAAGAAAATTGATCTAATTTAAGTTTCACTTTTAAGTGTTCTCCTAAGATGCATTTTCATTATTGTTATCACTATTAGCTCCTTCTGCTTGAGAGTTACCATTCCCAGAAGTTCCTCCAGATCCTTTACCTATTGCCGCTTGTAAATCAAGATTCTCTAGGCCATCTGTAGTAAGGCCGCACATCTCATAGAACTCTGTAAGGGCTTCTATAGTCATACCACCACCTGATAGCAATCTTTGCATAGCCTTAGATAATACTTCTAAATCTGGCTTAGATGGATCAGCAGCTTCAAAGAGGGGCATATCTTCCCAATCTAATTCAATACCATTCTTAGCTAACAACATTGGAGTTAGCTTAGTGTCAATAACATCTACTGTCCAAGCTACTGCATTATTAACGTAGTAATCAAATGTAGACATCTGGTTAGAAGACATTGCATTAGAGCCGTGTCCATTCTGACCTAATAATAAGAATGCTGTACCAAATATATTATGGATATCCTTACGCTTCTGATCTATGACTTCTGATGTTTTATACTGCTTACCGCCACCATCTATACCTTTGAAAGATATATCAAACTGTTTGTTTTTGTTTTCGTCTGTATCACTAGCTATTAGTATTACAGGGCTTTCACCAGATTGCATATTAATAGCATTCTCAACTAAAGCATCTAGTGCAGCGGCTTCATCTGGGAACTCATCTGGCTTCTGACCTTTATTAATAATATCTGCCGGTGCTGATACTACTGCGCTACCTGATAAATCCTTCGATATACCTCTTATCTCATATTTCTCAATAAGCTTCTTTTCAGCATAAGGACTCCAACACGGCACTAAAGGAGAGCTACCTTGGGGGTTGCCATCTACAGGATTAAACCTGAAATGTAATAACCTAGATGAGTCTATGTAAGTGTACTTAGTAGCTCTGTGTATGTTATTATTAAAATCAATATCATTATAAGATATACCAGAGTTAACAAAATCAGCTTTCGTAGTCTCTCTATTTTTAATTTTAAGAGGCTTCTGTACTACACCTTTTAGGTCTCTATTATTCTTATCGAATACCCAACCATATACACTAGATTGCGTTCTAGGTGCTAGTTTCTTAATAACTACTGAACCTTTATACTTACCATAATCTCTTCTCTCTAACACTACATTTAAAAGCGAGAAACCGTATACTAGATCAGTATTGCCTGATGACATAGCTTCACGCCATGTGCCAAAGCTCATATTTCTGATGGCATAATTAAGGAACTTAGCTGCTGCATCGCTGACTTTAGAACCTTTACTCTTAAATGACCCTTTGTCTAATGCATCTAGTCTGAGGTTATTTGTATAATCTACTGACACCCTGATTGCTGGTTCAGTGTTATACATTTCTTTAAAAGTACAGAAAGCGCGAGGATAATTAAGCTCCTCTTTCTTCTGATCTTTGATGTAGCGAACACCATCTATAATGTATGGTTGACCTACTTCTGTAAGTAAGCCAGAAATGCCCGTCTTAGGATTTACAGATTCAGACTTCTCTATTTCTACATTGTCTGACATTTATATTTCCTTATTTAGGTGTCTTAGTAGCCTTACTTGCTTTCTTAGTTTGAGGCTTATCTGCTACTTTAGGAGAAGCTACTTCTTTCTCTGCTGTATCTGTAACAGTCTTATTGTCTGGAAGTTCTGGAGTTTCCTCTGCTACTTCTTTCTCTACTTCTTTAACTTTATCCAGTGAAGGATCTTTACCTTCTGCATACAATACAACACGTCCTGTGGCATTACCTTGGAAATTACGCAGTGGTCGATCCCAATTATTAGGCTCTAGGGGTAAGGCATATCCTTTATTAATATACTCTTGTATGGTATAAAAGAAATCACCTTGTTTTAGTTTACCTGCTCCTTTCTGGAGGATAGTGACTTTACTTTTATTCTCATTAACTTTTACATTAACTGACATTGTGTTTTCTCTCTTATTTAATTTGAATAGTAACTACAATCCTGATAGTAAAGATGCAGCCATTGTTTTTGATTTTATCTTAGTGAAGTTGGGAAGAGTGATAACTTTCTTTTCACAAGCTGTGTTAAATGCACTTGATGTAGCATCTACCCAGTCATCTCGCCTTGATGTACTACTTTTCTTGTCTGGATCAAAGTTCTCTAATTCTTTTATGTATAATTCCATAGTAGCTTTATTAGGAAAACTATCTGGCACTATATAAACTAAGCCATTTGAACAAGCAATACAGAAAGGTGAAAAGTCTTTTAACTTCTTGTCTGCTGTATTATTAGGGCTTTTATCAGAGACAACTCTTACACCATTCTCTACAAGCTTGGCTAGTGTATAGGTATGATCTGTTATTCCAGAAGCGTTATCCTTGGTTAGTACAACAGTAGTATCTTCACCATCATGTTGTGCCTGAGCTAGTATTAAATTATCTCTTGCTCCAGCTAAGTGCCTAAACCTGCCATATATCCTCTCAGATTCTTTCTTATCTCTCTGATCTGGATCAAAACAACTTGGAGCATAATTACCTATAATCCAATAAAACCCTTGTGCATCTTTTAGTATCTCAGGGGACGCTGCTGTATAGTTAGCAGAGGGATTCTCTTTAGATACTTCTGTATACCCTTTATCCCAAGCTCTATATCTTTTACAATCTAAGGGTATATCAGATATACGTTTAACTTTACTATCATCTTCCCCAAACACCCATTCTCTTCTCCAGAGAGAAGCACCTTTAGGTCTTGAGTACCAATTACCCCATAATTGAGTATCACGTTCATGATCTGGTAAGTTATTAAGTTCTGATAGGTAAGCTGTATTCTGTTTTAAACCTAACGGGTTATCAAATATATTAAAGAATACAAATGTAAATGTCTTAGGTCTAACGTAAGTTCTTCCTGTTTCTGATGTAGGGTCATCCACCCATACTGCATCTTCGTGATGCTCTTGAAACCACTCTTCGGAATCTCCGAATATGACCTCATCATCTTTAATGATGAAATGTCTTATTACACCTACTTTATCTGGATCTGGCAGACCTTTTTCGTCAAGGAAATACTCTACCCAAGGTAAACACCAAGAGTCAGGATCAGGGTTTAATGTGCCAACCATGAAGCTATCTGTTTGTGCTTTTGATCGTAAACAAGTCATTAGAAATGTAACTTGTTCTTGTGAGAATTTGTTTATTTCATCGAATGCAATTAATGTTTGACCTGAGCCACGATAACTTTCTTTATCCTGTTCATATTGCATATGTCTATACTGTACTTGCGCTCCAGAGGGGAACTTCCAAGTCATACTAGATGGCAAGCCCTTACCTTTGAATAAGGGGTACATGCTTTGTGCTTTATCCCATAAGCCAGATGATTGCATAATCTCTGAGAATGTTCTACGGAAGTAAACGGCTCTAAATTCAGGGTCTTGATAAAAAGGCAGAGGTATCATTGAAAGTAGTTCGCTTTTTCCCCCAAATCTCGAACCACCCCAAAGCATGAAGTCAACCTTACCTAAGAGGCTAAAGGCTAATGCTTGTTTCCCCTCTTGAGGCTTAATATCTTTCCACGACTTATAGGACATATTTAACTCTTATTACTTAACTGCTTTCAAATGACCACTCATATCAGGAGCATCTTCTTTAGTATCCTCTTTAGGAGAACTACCACCTGAGCCTTTCTTCTTATCTTGAGATTTTTTATATTCAAATATATCAGCTTGAATCTCTACACCTATTAGCTCTTTAAAACAATTAAAGCTCAGTTTAGGATCAAACATCTTATTTTCTACTACTTTCTTTTCACCTGTAACATCATCAAACTCTTTTGAATAAGGTTGCATACTATCTCTGGCTAATTGTTCAATGGCATCAAAGTAGGATTGCTTACGTTTACCTAAGTATTGTAAGACTTGAGTATTAGTCATACGCTTATTACGTACACCTTTAGTCCTACCATTAGGATTGCCACTCTTACCTTTCTGGAATTGACCTTTATTCTTATCAGTCATACACCCACCTATCTTTAACTTCTATGTAATAATTAATAGTGACTTCCTTGTCAATACTGTCCTTGTTATTCTACAGTAAAGTTAAAATTCCCTTCTACTCTTACTGCATTATCTAGGATATCCTCTACTTGGCAAGTCCAATTGCCTTTTGAGAAAGTCCCCTGCTCTATAGGGTAGAATACGTACTCTTTCTTCCTATAAAGATTACCATTCTCAGAGTCTATATTAATAGCACCTACGACTACCCCATCTGTTGCATCTTTAATAATCTCTTGGTAGGGAGAGGTAGTAGTGAATCTTAATCTAGGATCACCTTTAAACTCCCTCCCTAGATTAATCCTTATAGGATCTCCATACTCTAGTGCTTTTATCTTATCTAACTTCTGGAGTCTCTTGATGCCACAAGATAAATCATAATCATAGGCTGTACTTACATCTGTATTCACTACAACATCTACTGACAAATTACTGATAATAGTCCGAGAGAATGTACCATCTGGATCATTATTTACGGCAGACATGTAAGCCTGATAGTGTCCTATTGGCAGTGCATCCACAAGGCTTACATCTACAATATTAGAAACTTGAGATAAAGAGAAGCGCGCGGCATCTAAACCTGTTAGACTTACAGATCCTGTAACGTCTGCTATTGTTATTCTAGATAACAACCCCCCCACTACGTTATTAATGCTATCCAATGTCAATGTGGTAGATATGGCAGGTAGCGTAGGTACAGTAGTTTCATCTACATCTGTAATTTCAATGCTAATAGATTCATTATTTCCCTGCCCTGCTTCATTGGTGGCAGATACACTAGGTGTAACTACTACAGGTGTTGTTAATACAGCGGCAAGTGTAGGGTAGCCTTGAGAATCAATAGTGAAGTTATTATTATCTATTGTATATAATGTTATCGTACCCCCACCTGTGTTTACAGCGAGGGGTGCTGGTACTCCTGTATTAACGGAGTTTAAACGAGTACCTATACTGAGATTCTCCTCTATAACGTACTCTTGTCCCACTGTAACTACTGGTTTTGCAATATAATTAGGGAGTGAAGGAGCAGATGTATTTATTACTGTTACGTATTCACTTGCTAATTCATCCATCCCTAGATCATCTAAGTGTATATTATCACTAGAATGGTAAGTGGGGTAAGTGTCTGCGGAACCACTTAAACCTATGAAAGTGTTTAAATGTATAGGCAGCAATGCATCCGCGCCCCAAGATTGCCAATTACTAACAATCTCAGCATTAAAGGCATCTCTTACTAATTGATCTGCACTACTAAAAGAAACTGCATCTTTTGATGTACCCACTGTGACCCAGTTATTATAATTCTGAGATTTAATACCCGATATAATAGTCTGTAAGTTGGTATAGTTATCTGCTGCTACCTTATCTTTGGAGTTGAAGAATTCCCATACTAATGTGTGCTGTCTTTTACCACAAACCTCATCTATCCAGCTTGTTGTTTCTGGGTAATATATGGCTATATCTTCTAGTGTGGTACCTGCTGCTGTACCATTGTGCCACCAACCATCAGGAATACTCAACTGTTCAGATATGAGCTGACCAACATTATGATCATTGGCACCTGTAGATGCACCTACACCCGCAGGTATTGAATCCCCTAGATAGGTTAGTATATAAGGAGCTGCCAGCCAAGGGTAGTCTATACCCATCTGATCTAGTATTTCCTTATATGTTTCCATATAATCTGCTTGACTAAGGCGGTTAAAAAACCACAATCCATATAGCTTACCCTCGAACCCGAAGTTACCATCAAACGACCCCAACGTCATGTTAGTTTCTGAGGTGGGGGGTACATAAGGTTGGGTAGATGTCTTTACAAAACTGCCATTTCTGAACACTCTTGATATATTACCCGTATTTGAGAAACCATTACTTGCACTTCCTCCATACTCCACTGCGTTATACTCACTGTTATGTATAATACCCGCGACAGTGAAAACATTTGCGCCCAGAGATTTAATATAATAAGCATTTGAGCTTGATCTTTGCCCTAGTTCAACTGCATTATCTCGCAGTAGTGCGCCATTAGCACTATCTCCATAGTCGAAATAGTAACCACTTGACCCTCCATCATCTGTCGTTTCATATGCTGCTATGAATGACCAGTTTGAGTCATTTAATAGTGTAGTCAATGCAGGTAGGTTTGCTATAGGGAATGTGGCATCTGTAGTACCATCTAGTTCAAAGTAGGGGTTGCCATTACCGTCTGTGTTGTACACTATATTGCAAGTGTCTGATACTGTACCACTGACTGATTCAGTTATTGAACTAAGGGTTGATCCATTACTAACACCTGTAATATCTGATGCTAAAAAACTACCAACCGCATTAGCTAGTTGTGATGTTGCCATGTTGAATATCCGATTAGATTTTATATAAGTTTATATGTATTCAGACTCTATAAGAGTATAGTCATCTTCTTCTGAGGTATCTGCTATAAAACAGTTCTCACAGAGATCTTCCCGTTCTTGTTCATTCTGCTTATATTCTTTAACGGGGAGGTGACAGGATATACAGCTTATTTGATTTTCCATAACATATCATTTTATTATTATTATTATTAAGTGGGGTTGTATGATTTAATGTGAAGATGCCCCTCCCTTCACGCTATTTTCTTTTACTACCTTCTATACTTTATTATATACACATTTTTCATTAAAAGTCAAGTCTTTTATTCACTTTAGTTATAAAAACATGAATATAGACTAATTTAGTACAATATAGTTGACATTTTTAAGCAATAGTGTACAATTCTTCACATAACTAACAACAACTTGGGGTAGTAAATGAGTAGTATTAAAGATATCTTGTGGGAAGACGGTGTAACAACAGTAGACGAGTACTACAATAGATTGTTTTTCTATGGTAATATGACAAAGACAGGTGAGGGCAGTATGCCGCTTATGGGCTATATGGATGAAATAGGGGCTAGAGCGGACGTAATGCAAGAGACTCTGGCTAACACTAGATTATTCTGTGGAGGAGGTGATATAGTAATTGATGACTTTGGATGGAAAGAAGGGTATGATAAGGAGATGCGGGATTACCTAGAACATGGTTACGACTCCTTTAAACTAGATGATGAATAGTGCTTGACATTACCTAATAAATATGTATATAATAGAGTATAGAGATAGGACTAAATACTTAGGGTATATCAAGTATTATGTAATTAGTTTAAATAAAGCTTGACTTTAACGTAGAAATACCCCCATAATAAGAGTATGGAGGCAGTAAAAGAATTAAGGGACGGTAGCATAACAGGTATATGCACTCCGCTCATAACGGAGAGATACTAAGTTCGAGACTTAGGTAGCACACCAATTAATATTCCCTGTCCCCACACCAGTCTTCTAAACTGGCGACATTAAATAGTGGGATGGAAGTCAAGGAGTTCGATACTCTCAGGGAATACCAACATAAGGATTACTATGGATATAAATAGGATATTACCTAATATAATTAAGGATGATAATAACTGCTGGAACTGGACTAAGAGTTGTAATAGTGCAGGGTATGGGCAAATAATGGAGAAAAAGAAGTACTGGCTTACTCATAGGTATAGTTATAATATAAAGTATGGAGATCTAGGGGATAAGGATATTGTAAGACACTTATGCCATAATACTAAGTGTTGTAATCCTGAACACTTGGTTAAGGGTTCTCACAAAGATAACTATAATGATTCCTTAGATATACATAGAGCTGCATCATTGAAAAGAAGGCATACTTGGATAGTAGAAGGGAAGGTATACGGTACTTGCAGAGATGTAGTTAAACAGACAGACCTGAGTAGTAATTCAGTAATAAGGTTTACAAAGAACGGTGTATTTGATTATGAATCTTATAAGGCATCTTGTAAAATAGCTAATGTTATTCCAAGGGTTTTATAATTTACATGATTAATAATACTTAGAATACTCCTTGATGGAGAGTATAGTGCAATGACCTTAGAGTCCTTATCATCAAAACGTAATCCTGATGCCACTAAAGAGCATCCCCAGAGGCTAGTAACTGGGCAACCCTGCACCACTATGTTATAACAGGATACACCCGCTTTATGGGTAGGATAATGTAAACATAGTATATTAAGAGTGTACCTAGACGATTGGTAACTAGGATTATTTAAGATGTACATACATTACAAATGTATAGGCTGATATACCTTAAACACTATTAGAGGTTCTTAATCTTATTGATTAATGCCATAGTCTTATAGAAGCCAGAGATCAGTACTGGTGGGTGTATGTATATCTTAAATAATAAATAAGCGGCTTTTCGATGCAGTATGTCTACCGCTATACAAATAAGAAATGACCAACTTCGAAATAAGTCTAAACTAGCATGATGAGTAACGTTGATTTTCAGCACTTGTCATTTATATTGTTTTACTCTATACTATGAAGAATATTATCATAGTACGGTTGGTATAGGTGGCTGCGGTATCTGGGGCGAGCTAGAGTGATCTAGGCTGGATATTCGTGAAGAGGGCGGTGTATTGTAAGGCTATTCTTAGCGTGTCTTACAATCTAAACGAGGGAACACATGTGATACCTTATATGTTAAAGTATAAGGAGGGTGTATAGATAATTTATATACTCAACCTGTAATTAAAGAGACAGGCTATCGGAGCTTATATCTCCATGCTATTTAGCATATAACTATCCTCGATAAGTGAAATGATCTGAACCACTAAGTTATGAAAGTATACCTTAGCGTATATAACAATAAGAGAGGTTATCCTGTTAGGGTACTGTTTCTACTTGTACTATTGTAAGAAATTATAATATACAAGTATTACTATAGTATTCTATCACGATAAGCCCTCTTGATTCTGAGTGCATGAAATAAAAGTAAATATAATGATGAGGTTTTTAGTATGAGAAAAACATTAGAATTAGAGGGGAGAGTATTTAGCAGGTTGACAGTGGTAGAAAAAGACACTATAAGAAGTAAAGATAGGAAGGTTAAGTGGTTTTGCAAATGTGATTGCGGAGTTATAGTAAGCGTTACTTCTGGTAACTTAAAAAGTGGTAATACTAAGAGTTGTGGGTGTTTGAATAAGGAAGCTACCACCTCTCATGGGTTATATAAACACCCTTTATATAATGTATGGAGTAATATGAAAAAGAGGTGTAATAATATAAAAAATCCATACTACGCGGACTATGGCGGCAGGGGTATTACTATTTGTAATAGGTGGTTAGAATCTATAAGTAATTTCATAGAAGATATGGGGGAGGGTTATCAATTAGGTTTAGAGTTAGATAGAATAGATAATGATGGTAACTATGAACCTAGTAACTGTAGATGGGTTACTTCTGCACAGAACAGTATGAATACTAGATCACGAAAAAACTCAAGTAGTAAGTATAAAGGAGTGAGTTGGTATACTAAGATTGGTAAGTGGGCTGCTCAAATAGAAAAGAATAGTGAAGTCCACCGCTTAGGTTACTTCACTTGTGAAGAAGAGGCAGCTCTAGTCTATAATGAAAAAGCTTTGCAATTATTTGGTGAGTATACCTACTTAAATAAAGTAAATTAACACTAGACACCTACCCCAATCTACTTTATAGTGACACCTCAACAACTACTTAGGAAATAAGTAAATGAATATATTGAAAAAAAGTGAAGATATTTCTGTAATAGTGAAAGGACACTATGATAGCCCTTTAATAAATAACCTAATCAACTATGAATCTAAGTTAGGTGAAAGACCAACAGAAGTTTTACAAGTTATGCCACTACATAATGAAGTAGTACTGGTAGAGTATAGATATACAGATAATGAATAGACTAGATGATAGACAATACCAGAAACAGCACTACAAGGAAGAATTATTCAAGGCTATAGGATACACTAAGATAATGTCCTTTCTAGAGGCCACCAGAGAACTAGGTGCAGATGTTATATGTATTGATGTAACACACTATGGCTTTACTGGAGATGATATACCAGCTTGTATATACGCCTTAAAGGGTAAGAAACTGCTAGGAGCTATATCTAAATCAGGTATGAAGATAGTAGATGGTTATGAGAGTTGCTTCCAGAGTAAGGGTAGGAAGTTTTTAACGTTAGATATTTAGAGGTTAATATGAATAAAGCAGATTATATAGCACTTGCGGCTGATTTAGAAAAACATAAAGATTTAATAGAGGCAGATCATGATTTAAGTTGTTTAAGATCAGTTAAAGATAAGATATTCAAGTTTGAGCTTATTGAAGATTATGGTTGGGTAATACCTGAATATGTTAATGCAAATCCTCGTTGGTTTAAGATTAATGATGAGATCAGTGCTGGTAGTTATGGAGGGGATACCCAGAGAACAATCTCTTGGGAAGATGATCATAAAGACCCACAAGGAGAGTTCCTATTGCAAGTTTGTTTCTCAACAGGAGCATATTTCTTTGGAGATGCTTATGATACGGAATTCTTTAAGAAGTTCTTTTCAGAGTTAGAGAGATATAAACCTAAATTTAAAGATAGTCATAATCATGCACTGTACTTTTCTAAAGAAGAGGCTGGAGTCTTACTTCAAGATTATGATAATATAATAAACAAATATAAGAAGCTCTACAGAGAAGAGGAAGATAAACGTAGGGCTAAAGTGTTGCGAGAAGAATTAAGAAAGTTGGAGAGTAATAATGTTTAAACAGGAGGTTTATAATGCCCCAAGTAGTTACAGATGAATATTTAGCTACAGCTCTTAGACAGGCTGCTAATAAACTGGATAAGCAACGGTTAGAAATAGATGCACTAAAAGGCTACACTAACCCCTTAAACGATAATATAACAATATATGATTTCATTCCTCTTATTCGTAAATCTAAAACTAATGAACAGTTGAAGTTAATAGTTGATCTAGTGGATGATATACACAATACAGATAATAGTTTAATAGTAGAAGAGGATTGGCTATTATTGTCGAGATTAGTGCAAAGTAATAAACACAAAGAAGATTAACATAACATTATCAATTACATCTAATAATGATGTGGGAGATTTAATTAAATAATAAGATAAGGAATTAGAGTGGTAAATAAAGTAAGATGTCAAACACCAAAGAAAGGGGACAGGTTCGGGAGAATATCTTTACTAGAGAGGTCAAAGAGTGACGATAATGGTAACTCTAGGTGGTTATGTAGATGTGACTGTGGTAATGAAAAAGTAATATATTTATTCAGTCTTAGAAATAAAAACACTAGAAGTTGTGGATGTCTACTCAAGGAGAGGACTAAAGAGACTCACACTACCCATGGAAAATCCTCCCATGTGCTATATAGAGTTTGGGAAAGTATTAAGCAAAGGTGTAACAACAGTAAGAACACGAATTACCATACTTATGGAGGAAGAGGTATTATCATTTGTCCTGCGTGGGAGAGTAGTTTTGAAAAGTTTCTACAGGACGTGGAAGGAGATTATAAGGAAGGTTTAGAATTAGACCGTATTGATAACAATAAGGGGTACTCTAAAGAGAATTGTAGGTGGGTAACTCATCAGCAGAATATGTTTAACAAAAGAGGTCATAGTTACTCTGAGAATGGCAGTAAGTACAAAGGTGTCTTTCCTAATGGGAATAACTACATGGCTAAAATAAAAAAGAAATATTTAGGTACTTTCCCATCAGAAATTGAAGCTGCCTTGGCTTATGATAAAGAGGCTGTAGCAGAGTATGGGGAATACGCATTTTTAAATTTTAAGGAAAGTAAATGATCAAAGTAGTAATCAAGCGTGATGGTACAAAAGAAGATTTCGATGCAACTAAATTGAATAAGTGGGGAGAGTGGGCTTCACAGAAGTTAAAACGAGTGGATTGGCCTACAGTGGTTATGGATGCAGTATCTATATCGCCAGTAGAGTGCGAATCTACTAAACTACAAGCTAATCTAATTAGAGCTTGTTTAGATCAAGATTCATGGGAATACAACAAGATGGCAGGTAGATTACTATCTGTGATGATGGTTAAAGAAGTGTTTGGTAGTTCAGCACATCCACATTTGGAGGCAGTACATACTCAATTGTTAGATAAAGGCTTGATGTGTAAACTGGACTATACACATCAAGAATACGAAGAATTAAATAATCACATTGATCACACCAAAGATCAACAAGCGGCTTACTTCGAGATTACACAGACTAGAGATAAATATGCTCTACGGGACTCTGTAACAGGACAAGTGTTTGAGACTCAGCAGTTTACATATATGCGGATGGCAATGGCCTTAGCCGAGAGTAGATTCAAAGACGAAGAAAAGGTACAACATGCTAAAGATTGGTACGATGTATTTAGTAATAACTTATTGAATGCACCTACACCTAATTTCATTAATTTAGGAACTAATCTTAATGGTTATGCAAGTTGCGCTATTTATACTACAAATGATAGTGCTAAGTCTCTAGCCATAGGAGATCACATAGCATACACTATGACTTGTATGAGTGCTGGGATGGGTGGTATGGTGAAAACCCGTTCAGAAGGTTCTCCTATTCGTAATGGCGCAGTCAAGCATAGTGGAAAGTTACCATACTATAGGTCTTTAGTGGGGGCTATTAATGCCAATAAGCAAGCTGGACGTGGAGGAGCATGTACTACTTATTATAACGCTTTTGATCCTCAAGTAGAAACTATTATGCGTTTGAAGAATCAACGCTCTACTGATTCCAAAAAGATTAGAGGATTAGATTACGCTTTCTGCCAGAATAAACTATTTGCGCGTAAGGCTGCAATGAATGAAGATATTGCTGTATTTGATTGCTACTCCGAGCCAGAACTGTTTGAAGCAATGTATGGTAAAGATCCCTTAGTCTTTGAAAGTATGTATGAAGAATATGTAAATAATCATGCTAAAGTAAAGAAATTTATTAATGCACGTAGCCTATTACTACAAGCGTTTGATGAAGCATTTGAAACAGGTCGTCATTATTTATTCCAAATAGACGAAGCTAATCGTCACAATCCTTTTAAAGAGAGTGTATACAGTAGTAATCTATGCCTAGAGTATATCAGCCCTACTAAGGGTTATGATGATATGAGAGATCTATACTCTATAGAAGATCATGGTAGAGGTGAAATTGGCTTATGCTCTCTTGCAGCTATTAATGTAGCTAATATAAGGAATGATGCAGAGTATAAGAAAGTAGCTTACTTAGCCTTACTTATGATTGATATCTGTATCCATAAAAATGAGTGGAGTTTACCGCATTTAGGAGTAACTGCTTTATCTAGACTAAACGCTGGTGTAGGTATGGTAGGATTAGCTCACTTGATGGCTAAGGAAGATAAGAAATATTCTTCCCAAGAAGGTAGAGACTTTGTACATGAACTAGCTGAAACACATGCTTGGCACTTATATAATGCCTCTCTGGAGCTAGGTAAAAAGTATGGAAATGCACCTTGGATGCACAAGACGCTGTGGCCTGATGGTTGGTTGCCTTTAGATACTTATAATAAAAATGTAGATAGTGTTGTAACAGTAGATAATAAACGAGATTGGGAAGGATTACGTCAACAGATTATTGATAATAAAGGTGTACGGTTTAGTATCTGTATTAACTTTATGCCAGCAGAGACCTCCTCTAAGGCATCTGGAACTACTAATGCTATCTATCCTATTAGGGAGTTAACACTAAAGAAATCTGACAATGGTTCTAATACTAACTGGGCTGCTCCAGACGGAGAGAAGTTAAAAGACAAATATGAATTTGCTTGGGATATCCCAGTTAAAAGAATGATTGATATCTATTCTATCTTACAGAAGTGGTGCGATCAATCTATTTCTGCTGACTTCTATAAGAAGGTGGAACTAAGTAAGATACCATCTGATGAACTTATTGACGAGTATTTATACAGTGTTAAAATGGGAATGAAGACACGTTACTACTATAATAGTATGACAAGTAAGAAAGTTAAGTATGATGAAACAGAAGATGTATTAGACGATGATTCAGGAGAATGTGAAGATGGGGTATGTAAGCTGTGATACCTAGTAAGATATTAAATACAACTAAGACGGATTATGAAAGTAATCCTGTCTTCTTAGGAGAACAAGATCAGGGACTATTTGATACTATACATAAAAATCATCCTAATATTTGGGGGTTCTATAAAGAGATTCGTAGCCTAGATTGGAGTGAAGATGAGTTTGATTTCTCATCTTGCAATCTCATGTTTAAGCAGTGTCCAGATGATATTAGAGATAAAATGATAAAGACGTTAAGTTGGCAATGGGAAGCAGATACAGTGGCTAGTAGACAACTATTTGCTATCCTAGCACCATTTGTAACGTCAGATGAGATGACAGCTTACTTGTTACGTGTTTGTGAGAATGAAGTGGTACATGCTGCTACTTACTCTGAAATAGTTAGAATGTCTTTTGATAAGCCAGAAGAAGTATTGCAAGATATATTAAGTATTAATGAATCTCTACAACGTCTTGAAACAGTAGGTAAGGTGTTTGAAGATACACGTATCAAAGGACTTAGATATGCACTAGGAGAGTTAGAGAATACTCAGGATCTATATAACACAGTGTTTAAGTTTTGTGTTACTATGTATGCATTAGAAGCTATCCAATTTATGAGTAGTTTTGCTATTACATTTGCTATATGTGAAGCAGGTATGTTTCAACCTATTGGTAAGGCAGTACAAAAGATTGCTCAAGATGAATATGAAGTCCATAAAGAGTTCTGGAAAGATTTAGTTAAACAAGAACTTAAAACCAAACGTGGTGAAATAGCTCTTGAACAATGTAGAGACGAAGTAGAGATTATCTTAAATGAGATTGTAGATTCTGAACACTTGTGGCTAAAAGAAGGTATGTTTAAGGATGGTAAAGAGTTAGCAGGTGTGAATGAGGAGTTATGTGGTAAGTGGACTTTATTTAATGCTAAACCTGTGTATAGGTCATTAGGTATTAAATCTAAATACACTATGCCAGTTAAGAACCCATTAAAGTTCATGGAACATTGGTTAGATATATCTAAGACTCAACCAGCACCTCAAGAAGAAGATGTAGCGGCATATAAAGTAGGTATGATTAAACGTACAGATGAAAATAAGACATTCTTAGTTGACTTCTAAATATAATCATGATACCATATAAAAGTTAAAAGAATAAACATAATAGTTCCGTAAGGATAATAAATAAGCATTGCGGGTTCGCGGTGGACTATTATGTTCTAATTAAATAGAATAAAGTGTTGCAATTAGATATTAGTTGTGGTACTATATAAGAATAACGCTGGTAACACAGGCTGCGCCCTTTGCAGTCCTTGTGTTTACCCTTGTTATAAACAAATTAATTAAATTAAATTAAAGGTGAATAAAATGGATAGTAAAGAATTAATAGCAAAAAGTTTTCTAAGTGATTTATGGAATGGCAATACTTGCGTTGTACTACCGTCAGATTTTGATATTAATTATTTAGTTAGTTTTGGACGCGAATTATATGGCGAGCAACTTCTTGATAAATTTCCTTGGCTTCCGACTCTGAAAACTCAACACCAGCAGCTTTAGGTGATTTATACCTAGGAATGAATACACCATTATCAATCTCCACATCGTCAAAGTACATCCAGTCTTGATATTTAGGATGACTTTTTAATACAAGATTAAGAGACTTTTGAATTTCAGATTGCAATGACATAACTCCCTCCTAGGGATTATTAAAGAATTATTATTGTACTTGTAAAAGGGAGGAGACACTAGCCACTATCTAGTTAAGCAGGATTAGAACGCCAATGAGAACATACGAACTCCCAGCGACCAAACCTGTAACGTGGATAGGCATGAACAAAGACCACTTTGTTGTTCATAAGCCAACTCCTTAGTTAGACTCATTGTGGGAATGAGCAACCCTAGTACATTATGCACCTCTTCATTTGCATTCTGTATAAGGAAAAACTGAGGCTAGGTCTCCAAACTTTTACACTTACAATTTTATAGCACCTGATGGTTAGGTGTGTTTATAACAGCCTGTTCAGGGGCGTTGTAGTTTAACGTCCTTTGTAACGGGTTTGTTATTCTAATTAAATAGAGGATTAATAATGTATAAACTAAGTAAACGCTCCCACCAAAACCTGATAGGTGTACATCCTGATTTAGAGGCTGTAATAGAACGTGCTATCCAGATTACACCTATAGACTTTGGTGTTAGTGAAGGTGTACGCATAGTGGAACGTCAGAAACAGTTAGTTGCAGAAGGTAAGTCTACTACTATGAATAGTAAGCATATTCCTAAAGAGATGTACTACCACGATGGTATGTCTGGAGGAAAAGGTAAATGGGGAGCTGCTGTAGACTTATTCGTATTAGTTGATGGTAAGGTGACATGGGAACACAAGCATTTTCGCAAGGCTATACAGGCTGTATTCACAGCAGCTATCGAACTAGGTGTTCAAGTAGAAGCTGGAGCATTATGGCGCGACTTCTTAGACTCTCCACATATACAATTGAATATGGAATATTATGAATAATTTATTCGACACCACGATAAACGTAACTACTACAGTGCTAGATCATCAAACTATTCAATCTAGGATAGGGGAAATGAGTGATCAATTAATTAGCTTACAGGAGAAGCAAGTTAAAGATGCACTGAGAAGTCTTGGTTACTTGTCTCCTGAGTTGACCTTACAAGTAATAAAGTTACTGGAATGTTTACAATCAGCTCTACCTAGTGGAGACCCTACATGGGACAAGAAGGCGATATCCTTATTGGATAAAATAAGAGGACAGGCATTATGAACAACCTCAGCTACACTAACATAAGACATTTACTTTTTAATCTACGACCTACTATTTATAAAGCTGTGTTTAGAGAGCTAGGCTATTCTATCACTAAAGAAGATAGAAGCAGTATGAGTGCTTTATCCTACTACGAGAATAGTCTATTAGAGATATGGAAGAGTAAGCAAGATAAGTTATTAGTATTAATGAGAGATAGGGACGTATTATGAATAATGTTGGCCCTAAGTTGTATTAATAGTGGGAAGCGTATTATGACTGATTTAACACCAGCTATAGAGATAAGGGATCACATTAATAAAGCACTTGATATAATAGAGTATGCTATAAAAGTAGATCCTTATCATGTAGATTACTATGTAGGATTGAAAGAAGAATTACTACTAGCAGATAATACTATATCATTTTGTATAAACGATTAAAGGATAGGTTATGAATAAAGATAAATTAGAATTAGAAATTAAAGATAAGAATTTAACATCTCCACGTATAACACCTGAGCATGTAGAAAGTATTATAAATAGTGTTAATTTCTTCACAGGTAAGGAAGGTGTACTAGGTGCTTACAGGAGTAATAATGATGTATACCAAGGAGATTCACCTAATGCTATTAGCAATGAAGCTTTATCTTGTATTACATTCTGCGTGATTGTATTAGATAATGGTTACACAGTAGTAGGTGAAAGTGCTTGTGCTAGTCCGTCTAATTATAACAAAGAACTAGGTGAATCTATTGCATTGTCTAAAGCTAAAGATAAGGTATTTGAATTAGAAGGGTATTTACTAAAATGCAAACTAGGAGAAACAGTATGAGTAAATATAAGTTAAGCAAGCCTAAGTATACTATAAAAGGCCCAGGGCCTTTAGTAATATAATAATATAAATATAATGAATAAACTAGTTTGGTAATTAACATGAACATTCTACATAAATTCAGAGAATTATCTCGTTTAAAACCTACCCCTATATCTTTAGTTAAATCTAGTAAAGGTGTATACTTGTGGCTATGCAACGGAGGTATGGGTGAGGTTACATTATCTGAGCTTAGTGATGATCACTTAAATGAGATAAATGTACTAGATAAGTATAGTCATATTACATTAGAAGATGAACCTACGTTAGTCCCTATTTATCTAGATAATGGTACAGTGGCTACGACTAGAGTGTATAAGGTTAGGAGTATTGATTTATGAACCTTCTATGGCAAATTAAACCTACTATAACACAGTCTAATCGTAGAGGTGGTAATCACACTTGGATCACTCAAACTATAGTTAGAAAGAATATTAAGAATGAATGTTTCTATACAATTCCTAGTGATAGATGGGCTACATCATTCTTTCATAATATTAAAAAGAGAGGATATTATAAGTGAGCGGTTATATAAGAATGCCAATGGAATGTCCAAACAGGTACTTAGCTAAATGGGCATCTCTATACGGAGTAGATACTAATGTAATGGATAGGTATTGTTATTCAATACACTTAAAGGATAAACTACCTAGAGGTATGGAGAAAAAGCTTTCTAGGCTTAGAAATCATATACATAACAATATAAGGTCAATGTAACTCGCCACAATAGAACACTAACACATCCTTAACACTATCAATCCCCTTATAATCATAATAGTAAAAGATATTACTCACATCGTTTAACACTACATCATCTGTAGCGAATATTAATAAATCTCCTATAGGATATCCATAGTGTTCAGAAATGTGTAGTAGTTTACTGTGAAGTGTAATGGTACATACAGGTGTAACGGTTAGTTTATTATATAAGTTAGTTACATCTTTGGCAAGTAAATTAAGTTTATCTTTCATGTATATTCTCCTAAAGTTTATATAGGAATGATAGCACAATTAATATAGGAATACAAATATGTATAAAGTTATTATAGCAGGTGGTAGAGATTTCGATAAACCTGTATCTGAATATAAACAACAGGTTTTAACACTGCTACCAGATGGTGATATTGAGATAGTATCTGGTACAGCCAATGGTGCTGATAAATGGGGAGAGAAGTTAGCCAGACGTTGTAACTACTCTGTTAAAAAGTTCCCTGCTAAATGGAATGAACATGGTAAGAGAGCTGGCCCTATACGGAATAGGGAAATGGCAGAATATGCTGACCACCTTATTGCATTCTGGGATGGTGTAAGTAAAGGTACTAACAATATGATAGAAGAGGCTACTAGATTAGGTTTGAAAGTGGATGTAATAAATTACTAAATATAATCAATAATAACAATAATAAATAGGTAACAAAATGGCTACAACTAGACAAATACATTTCCTAAAGGAATACTCTCAAATAAAATGTAAAGAAGATTACGAGGAAGTTATGCACAAATATAAGTGTTCACTCCAGTTAGATGAACGTGATAACAGATGGGAAGCTTTTATACCATCGACTAATAGTAGAACACAAGCAGTTATATTTGATTTAGAATGGGAGTGTGGGTTTGAGACAGAAGATTAAGGCTACACTAGAATGGATAACTATTAGTATTCAATGGTTAGTTATAAGGAAGTATGCTATAAGAGCAGCAATAGGTAAGTGTAAGGATGATAAAGATACTCTACTGCAACTAAAGAATAGCTTGTATCTAGTATTCTTTAAACAACACCCTAATCACTGGACAACTAAAGAGTTTACTAATATGATAGATAAGGAATTATATGAACGGTAAAGGCGATACACCTAGAAGTGTACACAAAGATAAATACGATGTGAAATATGACTTAGCATTCTCTAAGACTAACCCTTACACTAATGAAGAGTTAGATAGATTTATCAAGGAAGGGTGGATTACCGAGCAGGATAAGGAAGTATTTAATAACAAAGGGCTGTAATAGCCCTTAATCCTCATACTTAAACTCTCCTAACCTATCTTTAGCACGTCCTAATATATACTGTACAGCATCATAGGTAATCCAAGAGCAGTTACTCTCAGTAAATCCTTTACACTTAGTAATAAGATTCTCTAAGTCTTCTACATTAAACCCATCTACTTCATCATGTGTATCCTCTATCCAATTATAGAAACTACTGACACGTTCAGTTATCATATCACTCATATACTACTCCGTTATTTAAATTCTCTAATGTCTTTAGGATGAATGGGAAGATGTTAGGGTTAGTATCTTTGTGAATAACATCTAATATATCAAAACACCACTCTTCATCATACATTTCAAAGTTACCTATATGATTATCCCCTTCCCATAATCTGTAATAAGAATACTCTACATTTTCTATTTCAAACATATCACACCTCTCTATTAATCAATATATTCCAATCTTCCATGTTACACGTAGCCTCACTACTAGCCTCTTCCTTTAGCTGCACCTTAATACTATCATCTAATTGATTCCAATGCCACATAATACTATTAACTACTTGAAATGCAGCTCCAGTGGGACGTGTATGAGCATATCTAGCTGCCATTACTAGACATGATTGTGTGTAGGGCGGTAGTTTATTAGTAGTCATAGTCTCTTCACCACATCTCTATTATACCTATTAGTAGACTTCACCCTACCTTCACTGTTTGTATATTCCACTGTAAACCCTTTAGGTGTAACCTTTTTAACTGTACACTTAGTCAGATTACTATAGTAAGGTACTATACAAGCTACAGTATCACCTACAAATACTTCGTTGTCAAATATATCTGGTAAGCTATCTTTCTTATTCATATCACCAACACTCCTCTATAAACTCACACATCTCTCTATAGCCATAATCAATTGCAGCTACAATGAATACAATAGGTGCTAGTACTATCGTAGCTGATCTTCGTAGCCAAGGACGTTGTACGTGTTCTAGTGGTAATGAAAACTCTTGTATGAATGTATTTGTATATTTAGTCATAATTAATACCCCCTAAATACTCTAACTATTCTACCCCATAAGCTCAGAGATTGCAATATGAACAACTCGCTTTTTAATTCAGCTATACGGCTATCTGCACTGCTCTCTTCTAAATCTCTACGTAGCTCTAGATCTTCATAATCTCTTCTAGCCCCTTCTAGATGAAATCGACAATTAGATAGCTCCTTCTCCATATTATCAAATGCTTCTACATGCCATCCTAATGCTTCATGTACGTCCTTAGATAACCCTATAATCTTAGTACCATCTGGTCTACGAATAAAACGTCTACCTCTAATATGCTCTAGAGCTGTTTTAGCCTCCATATAGTCATCACCATTGCTAGACCATACAGGTTCACTGCCTCCATACAAGTGATCGCAAGCTACTCCTCTATGTAGAGCGTATTCATCATCCACTGTATATACTTTTGCATCTATTAGTATTGTTGCCATGTTATTGTTCCTCTAATTAAGGATATTCTATAATCCTAGTTGCAGGTTCTTTCTTCTTTGATAAATACTTATCAATTGCCATTTGAGCATCTCTTAGGCTGTTTGTATAACAAATATTATCACCACGTCTATTAACATCTACTACTATACCAAACCAGAACCCCC